TACAGGAATATGAAAAATTTCATCAACACTATTTATCTTCGCACATCGGGAATCAAGTTGCCTGAATCACCATTTACCCACTCGATTTGACGAAGAGCCAGATTCTCTGCGCTTTTATCCGTATCGTCTAACCCACGCACAAGTTTATTCGCCAGCATATCACCGAGCTTTTTAACGCTGTTTTCCCCGGTGACTGTGTCTTTGGCAAACTGTAGGATGTTCGAGCCGGTTTCCTTGATTTTTTCTTTGCCGTCGGAAAATCCCGTCTTGACTTTCTCGCCTAAATCGGTGATTGTAGTTTTTGCGTTGCCCGCACCTGTGACAAGATTTTCCTTCATCAACCCGCCGATGTCCTTGAGGGAGGCATGACCTTTTTCGGTGCTTTTACCGAATTCGTCTGTAGCTTTAGTCAGCTTCCCACTCGAATCAGCAGCTTCATCGGTGGACTTTGAGTGTGCAGACAACTGCTTATTATTCGCCGAAAGCTCCCGCTCCATGTCGTTCAGTTTTGCTTTGGCGTTATTAAGCTGAATCACCCAATTCTGTGTGCGTTTATCCGATTCGCCGAAACTGTCGGCGGCGTTTTTGTGAGCGGCTTCGAGGGTGGCGATTTTGTCTTTCTGTGCATCGATTTCTTTGGTGAGAACCTGCTTGCGTGACGATAATGCTTGGATTGACTTGTCGTTTTTATCGAACTGAGAAGCGACGAGGTTCATTTCGGATGCCAAGACCTTAAATGACTGATTGATTTCCCGCAACGCAGCCTTGAATTGGGCTTCCCCCTCTATACCAATTTTTAAGCCAAAATCTGACATACCTCGTCACCCCCTTAATCCAATCCGATTCCAATGACATCATCAATAAACAATTCTGTTTTCGGCTTGGCAATACCGAGAAACTGCTTATGCACTTCCCATAAATCCATAAACAGCCCCATCGGTGTCAGCCAAAAATCCTCTGTACTCATGTGCAACTGAACCGTGCCGTAATATAAAAGTCGAGTAAACAGCTCATCATCGTTTACTCGACTTCCGCGTTTTTTGACTCATCTTCACTTTCGATATTGCGTTTCGTGCCTTTGAACATCGCCTGTGTGATGGCTTCTTTGTAGCCCGCCAATTCAAGCGGCGATGTGAGTAATTCCACTTCATCCTCGACAAGCAGTTCCTTTGGTTTATCCTTGTTTTTGAGGTTGTGAATGAGGATGCTTTGATTCGCAAGCAACGTAATCAGCCAAATAATCTCATCAAGCGAATCCTCGAAATTCTCACTCTTCATCAGCTTTTCGCCAAGTTTTTCCATACCGCCGTATCGTCCGGCGATGGCTTTGGTAGCTTTGGTGGTGAGTATTAACTCATGCTCGGTGTCACCGATTTTAATGTTTGCGCTTCTTTCATTATCCATTTGTCAGCCCTCCTTAACCCTGTGACGTGAATGTCGGCTCATACACTTTTGTGTACCAACCGCTTATTACCGCTCCGTCCACGCCGGAATCGCCTTCAGTTACTTCGGCTTTCCACGGATGCCGATTTCTGCTGTCTAATTTATTTCGGCGCATGACCGTGCCTTCGATTTTCGGCGTATTAAATGTAATGCTGTCACCTTTGGTCGCCAAAGTGTCAGACGGAATACCGAATTTAACTTTGTACAGCCAAAAGTAACGGAAACTACCGTTTGACTTCTTGGCTCTAAAGCCGATGGCTACAGCCTTTCCGCTGTCCTCGCCGGTAGAAATCAACACGCCTTTGCTGTCGGTAGTAACGCCGATTAACGCTTCGGCAGAGGCTCTGCCGATATCATCCACTTCAAGCGAGAGCTTGCCTCCCTTAAATTCCTTCACCACTTCACTGGGGCCGTCATCGGCGTAGAGCGTTGCCTCCGCAAGCTCCACCGAAAGGTCGGCAGAGATGGCTTTAGCAAGCATGACGGGTGTGCCGTATGTTTCCTCGCCTGTGGTCTGCGCTTCGGTAATTGGTGCATAGTAGAGCTTATCCAAACCTATAGTTGCCATAATTTTCAATCCTCCAGTTCATAATTTTGCAGGCAATCCACGCCGTAATGGTGGTAGCCTGTGTCAGTTTCAAATCCGATATATCGGCGGTCGGTGATTGTGATTTCTGCTTTTAGCAACGCCTTCACAATCTCGTTTTTGCGTTTGATGTAGTTATTTTTAGAGTATAAAGACAGCCGCGCTTCTTGTGTTTCGGCTTGAGGTTGGTTGTCGGCGTGAATCTCGAAAATGTCTGCCAGAGGAGTCAACACCACATACTCATCCGGTGCTTTGCCTGAAAACACGCCTGTTTCTACCGAAATGCCAAGAGCGGATAATAAAGAATTAAGCTCCGTTAAAATCATAATTTTTTAATCTCCTCCTCTAACTTCTTTTTCATGGTTTCGATGCACTCCTTCCGTGATGCAGACTTTGCGGGTTTCAAGAACGGGCGTGGCGGTTGATTGTGCTTGCCGTGTTCGAGTATATTGGCAAGCATGGCATTGTTACCACCGTCTTTTCGCGGCTCGGCGAACCCGATTTTTATATCGGGGTTACCTTTGCGGTTAATTCGAACTTTTGACAAGCCGAGTGACCGCGCTAATTGTCCGCTGGATTTTCCCGACAGTGTAGAAGCAAGGTTGCTTTTGACTTTAGCGAGTACGACTTTCCCGCCCGCTTCCAGCACCTTTTCGCAAACTTCGTCTGTTTTATCGCCGAGTTTACTCAGCTTTTCTGCGAACTCATCGGGGAGTTTCACAGCACACTTCGCCATCAGCCCACCTCCTCGAATTTTTGTGCCAAAACCTCCATCCACATCCCACGCTGTTTCACATCTTCCACCGACAGAATCTTGTACCGCCCTGTGTCGCAAGAAATAATCATAGACGGAGTTATACTCACATCGGGCAGTTTGCGAAAACGGAATAATGCGTTCGCCTCGGAAAACTGAGCCATATTCGCCCATTTCACAGTAGAGTTTTTCGGCTCAAAGTAAGCACGGATACTTGCGATGACCGTGTCGTCTTTGGTGGCGAATCCCTCCGCATCCTTGGTCGACTCGGTGCTGATGATGTCGCAGAATGTATTTAACTTAATCGCCATAATCGCTCCCTCCATAATCCACACCGATGTAATCAAGAAACGCGCCCAAACCGAGTGCGTCCATACAGTATTTATGAAGTTTCGGGTGTGTCACTTTCAAGCGTTGGAATCGGTTGATTTTATCCCTGTGACAGCCGATGGGACAGAAGATGCAACCCGTCCGGGATTCCCCGGTGGTAGACAGCCGTCCCTTTTCGTCCTCCACAATATCGCCATAAACACTGGCGTATGGGATTTTGAAATCCCGCAAATAACGCAACACATCCTGTTCCGTCCAAAAGGACATCGGCTTTGACACAGGACGCTTGGCTTCAAAGGCGTTGCACCCTGTTTTCAGCCACGCTTGCATCCGGCGTTCGCTTTCGCTTGCCATCGTGCCGATGATGGGGTGTTTGCCCGTTTTCTTTTGATAGCGGTCGAGGGGGCGGGTTTTCATGATTTCACAGCCGTGGACGTTCATTCCGTCCTTCGCAATCGTGTCTGCAGAGCAAACTTGATAAAAACTTCCGAGCGGTTTATACGTCATCCGCTTGCCCGAGATGTGCAATTTTATCAGCTTTTTTAATTCTGGAAATTGCTCCACCATGTGCATTGCAACATCAAAAACTATACTCGCTTGCTGACGGTCATTCGCACACCCATAGACCTCTCCACGGTTTTCCATGTCTGTGCAAGTCAGCAAAAGTGCGACTGCGGCGGCTAATTCCGACTTCCCGTTTTTCTTTGGAATTTCAATGTACGCAGTGCGGAATTGCCTGTTCTCATCGTACTTTCGGACGATTCCAAACAGGTCACGAATCAGCCTTTCCTGCCAATCGATGAGTTGAAATTGCTGACCGTACCACTTGCCTGTGCTGTGCTTGAGCATATTGCAAAACATCACTGCCGAGTCGGCGAAACGCTCTTTGTAAATGCAATTCGGGGCTTTGTACGGGCTTGGTTTGTACATTTTCAGTCTGCGGAATTCCGACATAAGTACCTCTTGAAATTATATGATTAAAATTTGCAAAATATGTTGATTTTTTAGAAAATTTGTGTTATACTGAAAGCAGAGCGTTCAGACGAGAGAGCGACAACTCCTCTAAAATAAAGGAGCAGTCGCTGTAGTTACCGAGTTTGTTTTTGTGGTAACTACGATTCTGATTCGTCTTCTGATTCGCTTTCTATGCGGGTTTCAGACTGGATATATTCGCAAACCACGCTCTCGATTAATTGGTTACGACTCATTCCGCTCTGGCTTGCGAGTTCTGCTAATTGTGCGAGCATTTCGGGGGTAAACCGCACCGAAACCACCTCCCGATAAACCCGCTCCCTGCGAGGACTTAAGCCCCCATTTTCGTTGCCGTACCGCCAACCGCTGTTGCCGTCCAAATTCTTGAGCATATGGTGGCGAGCGGCTTTGAAAGTTTCGCCTTTCATTCCGAGCGATATTAACCAAACTCTGAGAGCAAATTTTTCATTCTCGAAAACCTCTTGAGGCTTGGCTATGACCCGCTTTTTGGACTTCGCAGTGCGGCACAATTCCGTGATAAATTGTGCGTAGGAATGTGTCTCTTCTCTCGACAATCCAGAGCGGAACCATGGAAATGTCACCTCGCTCTCTCCGACTTCGATGGGCAGAGAATCCACTCCTAAAGCCTTTTTGATGAGAGTCGCTTTCGACTCTACCATTAAGCGGAGATTGTTGAGCGTTTCGGGGGTAAACCCCTCAAGCGGTACACCAATTCTGAGAGAATCCGAATCCTCGTACTTGAACCCGCCTTCCTCAAGAGCGTTGATGACCTCTCTAATCTGCTTGTCATCGATAGTTGTGTTTATTGTAAAATAGAAATATAGCGAATTTAAAGATAAAAGTGTAGCACTTTGGAAGGAAACGCTTGCAAGTTTCCCAAAAAATATTAAGATAGACTGTATGAGAGAAAATCCGTACAGGAG